GATGGTGCGAACTTGGTTGACATCGCTTGCAGTCAAACCGACTTCTGCACCGACCACCCGTTGCGGTGGAAGCAAACCTGATGCAACAACACCTGATAGGTCTTCGCGGTTGCCAGTAAATCGAGCCACGCGGTCACGCGCTTCTTGCAGATACAAGTTCATGTTTTCATACAAATCAAGGTCTATTGATACTGGTTCGTCAGCGAAACGACCAGGTGCGCCGTTTCGCCCAGGGATGAAAACAGGGCGGCCCGACAGGTGTAGGTCACGAACATTGCGGTACCACTCCAGACGGTCTGTATCACCGATGATGTTGCCCCAACGCTGCAACACATCCTCGGGTATATCGCCCCTGAAATGTCCAATAATCCATTTGATGTCAAAGTCGTCTGCGCCAGCAGCAATCAAACGGTCAACAAGGTCTGCGTTGAGTTTGCCAACCTGGTCGCCGTGGCCCGCAATAACCTGTTTGCGGTCGTTCACACCCTTTTCAACACGCTGCCAGTCGCCGGTACGTTCAGCGATACGGTAATCGGATATTGGGTCATGGACATATGCCCTTCGTGCCTTTGCAAGAGCTTGTTCGTATTCGCGTTGGGTGCGGACAGCCGCTTCACCTAAATCCAAACCATCCCACGTGTTACCCAAAGCGTCACCCGCCCCACGTGTCTTTGTCCCCCACGAAAGGTGTTGCAGGGGGTGGCGCAACAGCGAAGTGGTTTGCCCGTTGTTAAACGTCAAACGCAACTGCGCTTCCAGAAGGTTACGGACAGAATAGGCAACGGTCATCAACGTCGTGGTACGCCACACCTGCTGCACATTTTCAATGATTGCAAAAGGCAAACGCAACTGACCAGCTTGAGCCAACCGTGCAAGATTGGGGTCGTCAAACTGTCCTGTCGCTTTTTTTGCTTTTCGTACCGCGCCACGCTGCGACGTACCGAAAATCCAACCGATATCGGATGTCAACCGTCGAACCTGCCTCGGGTCAGGCATCTCCAACACGTTTTTTGCCAACTCCGCAGCGTTCTGCGGGCCGACCAAAATGCCGTTCTCAATCTTGTCCGGGCCACCAGCAAGACCCCTATAGAAACCGGAATCGGTAAACTCTCCTGCATCATCAAGGTTGTACAGCTGTGTGCGTCCCGCAATGACACGATGCTTTGCCATCAACGCTTCCGCAACCTCGGGGCGGACACCGTTACGAACCCACGATTCAACAACCAAATCCTCGAATTCTTCAAGAAATAATTTTTTAGCAGTTGGTGTTGCACCCTCACCAATCATCACGTCAGCCAAACGGTCCAATGTTGTCCGGCGCGTATCGTCATCAAACAATGATTGACGCATCCAGTTATCTATGGTTTGAATTGTTGAACGCTGTTCCAAAGGGTCTGTTGCGTCGAGGTCGGCAACGGTGCGCGGGATGATTGAGGTGAGACGCTTGGCTTTGGCACTTGACAGGAGAGGTAATTCGTTGAGGAAGTCCATCATGTGTTTGCGTGTTGCGTAAGTTGTGGCTGCACCGGGTATGCGGGTGCGCGTCAAACCGCTTTCCTTGCCCACCACATCAATCAATACGCTGAGAACTTCGCTTTCTGTTTTTGCGTCACGCAATGCTTTTGCGGTAGACACATAGAGATTTTTGCTTGTGGCCTTGTAAACGTCATCAAGTGTGTCGGCTTCAACAAGGTTTTGGACAAGACGTTTGCCTTTGGCGGTAACAAGGAATCCATTGAATTTTCCTACGTCAATCGTGTCCGCGACAAGACCCATTTCTTCGGCGGCGGCTCTAGCCAACCTTGCGTATTCGTCTGCTGGCAGTTTTGATGGTTGTATTTTGGCACCGGCACGACCAGCACGTTGAACTACCTCAGCAGCAGCTTTGGCAGCTGGAGATACATCAGGTGCTTCGCTTATTGCTTTTGCTAAACCGCTGACACCTTTTGCGCCAGGTAAGGTTGGGACAGCCAGTGCAACAAGTCCGTCAACAAAACCCGAGATGACGTTGAACGCAAAAGAACCGTCGGGAGAAACAACGGAGGCCAAACCACGTCCGAGCGTGTAGGCATTTTCCCCGCCCGCAGTACCTCGATACTGCCGCGCACGACGACCCTGATTTACTTTTGCTTGGCCGCTAACCAAAAACCCTGAACCAGATTTTTCGCTCTCCATCGCCAGCGTGCCAAGTTCAGTTGACGCAAACCAACCTTTGACACCTGGCTGGTCTTCAAAGAATTGTGCGGCACCACCCTGCACCATTTCGGCAGGAAAGTTAGCGAACGCTGTCGCGTACCGCGAAGCAGTTTTTATTTTGTCAAACACGTTTCCGAACAAACCTCGATTTTTGGGTTTGACTGATTGGGGTTCCAACGCTTCAGGGTCTCGCCCCAACTGAACTAAAACCTTTTTCGCCAAACCATCCAACAGGTTGTCCGACCAACCTGCTTTTGCAGCAGGTAGTACAACATCGGCGGGCAACATCGGGAACTTTTTGTAGATGTCGCTAACGCGGTCAGACAACTCTTTTGAAGCGGTTGCCTGCATCTGTTTTTGCGCCTCTTGTTCTCGTTTGAGGCTGTTGTTTATGATGTCGATTTCGGCACTACTGAACCGTGTCGGCATTACAGCCCGCCATACTGCAACACGGAAATCAGATTCGCCAAGCCGTCATTCGGGAACTGTTTATAGAGAATCAAAAGTTCCTGCAACACCGGGTCGGCAGATTGTGCAACCTGCGGTAAACCTGCACCGGCATAGGACGGACCAGGCCCAGCATCAGCACCGTAAGTACCTGGTTCCATCGGGCGTTCCGTGGCGCGTGTAAACGGGGACGCACCAGGCACTACTACAGGCGCGGGAGCCGGTGCAGGGGCATCAGAAGGAGATTTAGCCATTGGCACAACATCCTGTGCAGCCATCTGCCTGCCCGCTTCGCCATAGGTCTGGCCTTTTGCGGCCTGCTTCGCCACTTTCTGTGCAGGGTTACGCAAATCGGAACGATTCGAATACTGTTTCGCCATTTACGCCAACCTTGATGCAAGACTCAAAACGGAACCGGGTGTACCAGGAGCGGCTGCCGCACCAGCACGTGCAGGGTTCAACTGTCCAAGAAGCGCAGCCAAACCACCAGGTCCAGCCCCCCCGGTCGGCTGCTCGGCACCCATACCGGGCACAGCCAACCCTGGCATCGTTTCAGGTGCGCCAGCCTCAGCAGGGGTGGCCTGTCGTTCCTGTGCACGTTTCTGCGCCGCCTGAATAGCCTCCGGCAACGTCATCTTGTTCGACTGCACCATGCTTGCGATAAACGCAAGGTCATCAGGCTGGTATGGGCCGTTCGGGTCCGCAGCCTGAGCTTGGATACTGTTCAACAAGGCAGACTCAATAGCTTCTGCAACGATACGGTCCTTTTCCAACTCGGGGTCAGAGATGAGCGGGTCTGCTTCACGGGCAGATTCTTTAGACATCAAACCCGTGCCGAGACGTTGACCCAACCCGACAATCAGGGCGTTCACATCGGAACCCGACGCGGGATATGACACGTAATGAAAATCTGTTTCCCACAACTTGTTGGGGGTGTAGTCAATGATTCCGCCAGCGCGTGAACCTATCCAAAACGATTTGGGTTTGCTGCCCCAATATGCGTTTTCGATAGCTATGGCAATTTTGTCTTCCTCGACCAATGATGAGGAAAACAAATCTTGTGCTTCTTGAACGCGGAAATCGACTGTGGCCGACAAGATTGATTCACCTCGGCGGCCCGTGCGGATGTTGGTGCCAGATTCTCCACCAAATTCAGCAGGGATTGCACCCTCAAGTCGTTCCTGCCGTTCAAGCCGGTCAAGAGCAACATCAGTTTTGTAACCTGGGTTGAGTTGAAGTTGTTGAATGTCGCCGCCTTTGACAACACCCAGCTGGCCTGTTTTGCCGTCGGCAATTTGGATAATCTCAGGGTTTTCTCCGATTCTTGCGACGAGATATTCGTCGGGGAATATTCCGCGTTCAATCGCTATTTCGGTCAAAGCCTGCAAACGGGCGCGGGTGTAATACATTCCGAGCAGGCCGTCGAACTGTCCTCTGGGTTTGTCAAGGGTGATGCGTTGCGGCATGACAACCAGCGGCATCCCGGTGCGGTTCGGGACCCGTGATAGTTCAACAACGAACGCGCCCTGATAGGTTTCGCCGCTGTTCGGGTTGCGGTCTTTTTCTGTTCCGAGCACACACGTGACAACTTCGTTGTCGCAAACATATTCGAGGATGGTAAACAGAGAATCTGCTGACGGTTCACCCACTTTGAGCCGCCCGTTGATTTGTTCACCGTAGTTTTGTGTTACCCACCGGTACGTCCGATGGTAGGTGAAAATGCAGTTGTCGGGGACGGGGTTGTCTAGTTCGGTGACTGGTGATGGGAAAGTGTCTAGGGGGTTCCGCAGATGCCACTCTGGGAGACGTTTATCGATGTTTGGTTTGATGTAGACCGGGCTGCAAGCGTAGGCCAGGAGGTGTCGTGCGCGGCGACGCATCTTCTGGTTCATTCTGTTTTGGTCCCAAATAGCGAGCAGTGCGCGTTTGCGGTCGCGGGCTAGTTTCATGCTGCGGTCGTTGCCGTCGCGCAATGCCGGGAAGTATGGCGCGGGCATGGTTGATGCGACACGCATACTCATCTGGTCCAAACCTTGTACGAGAAGATTGGCAACGGATGCTTTAGCGGAACGGTCTAGTTCGTTGAGCGGTACAACAATGTCCCCGTTTGCTAGTTTGCGCACTTCGCGCATCTGCTGCAAAAGCGGGCCTTGTACCTCGAAACGCTCTTTATAGAGCGCAACAATTTCCTCAACTGTTTTCATCCACAAACCTCAACGCTCGCCACGGTTGCCTGTAAAAGATAACATATTCAGCTGCCAAGCAGCCATGACGGTCGCCACTGGCGGGGCGGGGCTTTCAACGTGTTCAGGTTCGGCAGGTTAAGCACAGCCATCCAAAGGGCCATCACGATGTCGGTACCGTTCTTTTTATCCCTAGTCCATTTGCATAGTTCGTCCACCGCAGCAAGGGTTTTCCAGTTGCCGCGCATCGACGGGAACCGCATAGCCCCGGTGCGGATAAGCGGCGGCAACAAAGCCTCCACACCCAAATTTTCGTCAAGTTTGTTGCGGGCCGTGGTGTGCGGCACAACATTGACCATATGCAGGGATTGCCAACGTCTAACAAAATCGTGCGCCAACAGGAACCGTTGGGCGGCGTTGATTTCCACAACCCAATGCGAAATCGGGTAGCCGAGCGACAACGACCGGTTCTGCCATTCCTCCATCATCCCCGAATATGTGCCGGTCATCGTGTTGAACCCCAAAAGGTCCTCAGCGGTCAGTTTTGTCCGCTCAACATCAATAATGTGATACAGATTCAACTCGGGTTGATACAACATCCATGTCAAAGCCCAAAACTGGGTTGGGGACGGGTCAACGGAACAAATAGACATGATTGGTGGCGACAAACCGACCGGTATTTGACCAGGTAGACGGTTATTGTCCACACAAC